CCCCATGAAGTTGCTGGTCTTGAATAGATTTAGACACAGCAATTCCGGGGTCACCGAATCGCATCAACTCTGCATGAAGATTTGGATTATTAGGATCAGCCGTTTTTAGGTAGTTTGTCAGTTGAGTCTTCTGCTCATCAGTCCTCTGCGCCGACGACAACTGATACTTACTTAACTCATTCTGCGACATGGCATGTTGCAACTGCATCACGTTAGCCATCTGAGCTAACTGATTAGGCAGTTCAATAGGTTTGATCTGCGAGTAGATTCCGGCATCAATAGGCATGATTATCCCCAAACTCCCTGATCAGGCGTTCCAGTTACGGTATTCTGGTATCCAGTACCCCAATTACTACCGCTGCCATTATTTCTCAACATATTTATCAGGTTATTGTTCTGGTAACTGCTCATACCCTGCCCGATAGCGTTGCTCCAAGCATTCGCTCCGGCTATACCGGCAGCGCCCTGAGCGTTCGCATTACCTGTAATTAGGTTGGTAGCGTTGTTGGCATAGTTGGCATTAGCCGCACCGATCTGACTGTTTGCGGTCTGCCCGATACCGGCCAATCCAGCCAGACGGTTGTATCCGGTGTTAGCTGCGTTCTCGTTGGCGTTATAGCCCGTCAGCGCCCTTCCGTAAGCATTCTGGTACTCTTGCGATGCCATGTCCTGTCCGTACCGCTGTGCGCCCTTTAAAGTGGCCCCTGAGAGCAATCCACCACGGGAGGCAGCCGAAGCATCTAGTGCTTTAAGTCCTTCAGACATCCTGAAGGCATAGCCGGGGTCTTTGTTGGCCGCGAAAGCATTAGCGTCGAAGTTGAACTGGCCGGGAGCGGCATAATTCTGCATCTTTCCCAGAGCATTAACCCCTGCATCGTGCCAAGGCTGTTGGTCAGCAAGTTGCCGTTGCCACATCTCCCTCTGTAGAGCTAGGGATTGTGCAGAGGCTTGAGATTGAGCGTCAGAGGCATTGGAAGCAGCGTTACTTCCCATCACCCCGCTAATTAGTGGCCCTGCAACTGCGCCGATAATTGATCCTACGTCGTTCTTTTGACCATGCCCGAAAGGGTCACCAATTGGAAATTCTGCGCTTAATGAACGCGCATTACTTCTGCTAGTGTGAAATGCGAACATAGTGTGTCACCGTTCCTTCCTTATGATCTTCATAGAATCCAAGTCTTTTCGCCAATGCGTGTCCAGCCTTGAATTCTTCGCTAACCGTTGTCTGTGTTACGTTAAGTAAATCCATTGCTTGTTTAAGTTTTGATATTCCAATCCTGCTCATTCCATAAGCAGATACATGAGCTGATCCATTCTTTTCTACTACAACTGCTATTGGCTCATCGTCACAAACAACCCATACATTCCAATCTGATATTGCATTAGCCAATCTGTCAAACTCTACTCCAAGCCTTCCGTTATGTCTCTCATAGAAAGTATGTAGTGCTTCGTCGTTTCCTTTAACTATGTTCAAGTCACTTCCCTACCAGAAGCACGGATCGTAATCGACATAGCTGCGCTCGCTAAAGCATAGATCGTTTCACCGGGATTCAGGATATGCCCGACAATCTCAGGGCAGGTATAGGTTGATCCCGCAGCTATAGACTTTTCCGAGATGATCGTATTAGTAGCAGAGGCAGTTCCGATATACACGGTAACTGTAGCCGCCGAAGCCGTCGTATTGCACAGCGTGAACTTGTCAATAATCGCCCTTACATTCGTTGCGGTATATTGCAGCGCACTCGACGTTGTGAGTTGTGCAGAAGCGATTAGTTCTTTAGGAGTAACTGACATATTTTTTCCTATGCAAAATATCCAATAATTACAATAGTGTCATCAACATAGGCTCCGGTTGCTAATGTAATGGAGGATGCTGATGTTTCTGTGTAGTCTGGAATCGTAAGTTTAGCTCCGTTCTTAAACACCAAAATAGAGTTGGTTCCAACAGAATAAGAGAATGTAAGCGGTATTACTGTTTGTGCTGCTGTTGTAGTGATTATGCTTTGTTCTGATCGAACAATTACTGATTGTTGCTGAATTGGAGCCAAATCAAAATAATCATCTTCAGTCTGCGGTGCTGCCTGATACAAATACTCATAAATCTCATTGTTGCTTTCAGGAGAGCTTGGCCCAACCATCAAATCCTGTAGCGATACATCAGTAGAACCACCCCCACACAGAACATACAGATTAAACAGAAACCGATACCACTCCGTTGATATAAGCCCTGTCGTATTATCCAAGAATGGAACTCTCGGAGCAGGAATCTGCGTTACATTAAGCATTCGTCGGACTCAATACCAATTCAGCGCCCATGATCGCAATCTTTACCGGATCAGTTCCCGATACCTCATATACCCTGTCACGCAGCTTAGTCGTCATTCCAAGTCTGCGCCATATGGTACGGAACCCATACTCTCCGCGCTTGCCCATAGACCGCCAGTGTTCGTTGCTCCATGTATGACCACCATCATCAGACCATCTAAGCATTACCTGCGGATCACTTCCTTGTCCTGTAGTTAGCCCCATCCCGGTTTCGCAATCAAGCTGAAGACTATGTTGGGATGTTCTTGTCAGATTGTTCTGACCCGTAGGCAATGCCCTCCAAGAGCGCATCCACTTCTGAATATCTCCGTTGTCTTCGTAAACATCAAGTGACAATTGGTAGATGTTACCGTTCTCAAAATCACCAATAACTATCGCACCATTAAAGTTACACTGACAGTTACCGCGAGTCCTTGTAAACAGTCCTTCAATAAATGATGCCCTTTCATGCCATACCTGAGTTGAAACGTCATAGCACCATGTTGTATTAGCAGATGGGAAATTCAGTACATAGAATGCGTGACCATCCTGTTGATAGGTATACGCAACAGCATCCGATATATCTGTGTATTCCTGAATCTGCCACTCAACAGCGTGTGTTGATATACGTTTTGCATTGTATCCAGAAGCCCTGTAAATGATCCCCTGACCTCTGTTATCCTTGCCAACCCAAAACAGCGAGTTGTCTAGTTTCGCAACAGAGAACTGAGCAACACATCCAATCTCGTTGAATGCTCCTTGAATTCTCTGTAACGGAAAGTCAGCGCCCCCAGAGTTGTACCAGACTTCGATGCTGTCGGTTCCGAACAGCCATACTTCTCTGTGGTCAACAGCAACACAAACTAATTCATCTGGCAAACCCTCTGCACTAGCAAAGTCGAGTGGGTCTATCGAAGACCCATCGTATAGACTAGTGATCCACAACTTCTGGCTGTTAGGTTCATTGAATACAAAGTATCCATCAAGATAGCCAACAGTCACTGCTCCTGGGAAGTCAGGGTCTGTTATCTGGCTGAACTGGTCAGTCGATTCGTTGTAAATATACGCATCAGGATTACAAGCAATGAACAGTTGTATCCCGTTATCTGCAATAGAAACAGACCCCGTACCGGATATTGCTCCTAAGTATCTTGGTGATTGCGTTATACCATCAACCTGATAGAACTCATTTCCAGAAGCAACGTAGAAATCATTCCCGTTAGTCTGGTGTGACCACAGACCACGAATCGGGCCTGTCCCAATCGTCTGAAGGAATCGCAGCCCCGGAGCACGATTCAAGAACCCCGCTTCCTTTCCCCCTTCCGGTGTAGCTTCAGGGAAAAGGTTGACCATACGGTTATCCGCAGCATTGACGCTACGGGCAACGTATGAGCTACCTAATATCGGGGACTTCATAGTAGTTAAAAATTACCCGAAAAAATATTAAATCTCTGCCTGGTTCCAACAATGCTATACGGCATCGACATCAAATCATCAGGATTGTTTTGACGCTTGATCGTGCGCTTGGCAACCATTGCAATCCGAGCGACAGACGGAGGCGGTTCAACGCCAAACTCTGCTGCAATCTCACAAGCAAGGTTGTATCGGAATGTACGGAGATAGCCCGGAGGTACTACCAATACAGTAGCCAGTGTCGCCGGTTGAGTAAGCTCATTCACCGAGATGAAGTGGAACTCAATATCCCGCGTAGGTACAGGATAGACGTACATTGACATATTCGGCATATCCATGTTCAGCCAGATAAGCTGTGGATAAGTCGATGTTACGGTCTTTACGGCAATACCATCATACTGAGACTGATTGATGATCTTGATGCCATACGACACATTGGTAGACGCATCTCGGAAGTAGGTTGAATCATCCAATGCAATAGGACGATTACCAATAAAATCACCAGATGGCCCAATGGTTCTGGAGATAGTAGACGCAGGCCATGTGAAGGTCTGGTCTTGAGTAGAGTATATGGAAAGACGTTCTGCTGACCAAGAATCAAGCATCTGATTCATTGCATAGAGCGCATCCTGTACGGTATCAGCAGAGGCGGTTTCGCCTTCTGCAAGCATTCCTATTAGCCGTAATGCTCCGTTGATTTGGTCACCAGCCGTGCTAGACACTATATCTCTCCTTCAACCGCTAATTCTTTGCGTCGGTATGGTCGTTTCACTGATTGTTCCAGCGCCGCAACTTCAGGAGAATCTACTTGCGTAGCATCAGTATAGCGCAACCATCCGTTAATTTCATCATATTTCGCCTCAGCCTCAGTACAGGCCACTTTTGACCCATGAATAGGGTGCGATAGGTAGATTACGGACATAGATCACCTCCCGGCTGGCGGCGCATGAAATTGTGGAAATTCCCTGGATACGCCTTGTCTGCACTGTGATGCGTAATATCCAAGTCTGGAATCAGCCATATGTTCTCCCCAAGGCAGCGCCAGTTCCGGCTAAATGCGTAATCCTCGCCGTACCACACGCCCTGATGCACTCCATGATTGAACAGGTCAACAGAATACCGATAGGGGCATCCGTACAGGAGTTCTGGGTATCCACGCATAAACTTGTGAATAGCAGTTTTTGTTACCTTGAGAAAACCGGCTGGAACAAACTCAGCGTTGATACACCCATCCTCACGGCACACAGGGTATCCCGCAGCATCTTCCTTGAGCGTAGCCATGTACGCTTCTGGCTCTTTCTTGAACCGATAGGTTCCAGCTACAACGTCCCCCTTGGTTTCCAATAGCTTTAACAAATCTTTCGGTTTCCATGAAAGATCGTAATCCAGATAGATGATTACATCAGGATCGTGGTCTAGCGCATTGCGGGTCATAGTTGCACGGGCATTGCTGATGTAGGGCGACCCTACAAGCTGTGCATAACCCTCATCCCACCCTGCTGCCTTAATCAAAGGGATAGATGCGTCTAATGCCTCTAAATACGGTTTTGTTGGGCCACATATGGAAGGTGTGGCAAAGATAACCTTCTTCTTCTTTTCCGGTTCTTCAGTCATTTAATGCCAATCCCCAAAAGGTTATATCCACACATTGCGGAGGTTTCCCCAATAGAGAATCCCGCGTCAAGTATGGATTGCTTCAGAGTTGCCGGGACAAATCCCGTATGGTGTGCCATGTAAGGCATTTTCTCTATCAGACTCTTTTTTCCGTAAAACATATCCAACCCTGTAATCGGGCCAGCAGGAGAGTCGTAAAGAACTTCCTCAGTAGGAGAAACGCCATCAAGGTTTGGCACAAACATCAAAGCGAATCCACCTGGTTTTAATACCCTGTGGAATTACTTCAGTGCTGTTTGGACTTGGTACTGATTAACGTGTTCCAAGACATGGCTGCTATAAACGATGTCGTATTCGCCTATATTCCCCATATCAAGAAGATTTGCGACTATGTGGGGTTTATAGTCATCGACTATATCAAGACGGACTTCTTCACAGTCTTGCAGAAACTCAGGGCAGGGAGAACCCCCACACCCGACATGAAGAAGCCGCCCTGAGAAAGTTATCCCCAGAGCGGCATCGAACTTCATGCTTATGCAGCACCCTTCCACAGACCAATAGCAGTCAGCGTATTCATAATTTCAATGATCGCCGCCTTGACATCGGTTGTGATGTCTGCCGAGGATGCCGTTGCAACAAGCGCCGTACCCTGTGCAGCGCCGGAACGCTGAACGATGGGAGTAACGCCATAAGCGCCAACCTTGCTTGCAGTAGTCGTACCCACATTGATAGTAGCAGTTGAGCTACCAATGCTGATCGTACTTGCACCGGAACCAACGGTCAGCGTTGCCGCTGTGCCAAAAGTTACGGGTTGGCCGGAAGCGCCGACTACCAGAGTTTCATTGGTATTGCCATCACCAACTTGCTCGCCATCACCAATTTTCGGAAGTGCCATTTCAATCTCCTTTAATTAAGCTCCACCCTTCCACAAGCCAAGGGCTGTGAGGGTGTTCATGACTTCGATAAGCGCCGCTTTCATTCCCGTAGTAACGTCAGCCGAAGATGCCGTTCCAACAGTAGAAGTTCCCTGCGCCGCACCAGACCGTTGAGCGATAGGAGTAGTACCGTAGAAACCGGCAGTTCCTCCATTAGCTACTGTATCGCCAATGATCGCACCGTCAAGTTGGGGATCGCTAAAAGCAACCCCCACTGATTTAGTGTTGGTCGCCATGATCAACCCCAAATACGGCAAGCCATCTCAGGACGCATAACAGCATAGCCGTACAGAACATCAATACGGCAAGGCAGACGGTCATTGTTGATGTCGTACTGGCGCACGATACGCATGGAAATACCGTTATGGACTTGACGCGAAGCCATATCAACACCCTGCGGCATGATAAGGTCAGCAGTCGCAAACGTGATCGCATCCTTGTGATACACCAAGTTCTGCGGATACACACCAGAAGTCGAGCCGAGGAATGTCAGCGTACCCGTAGTAGCAACAGGGAAAGCATCAATAGTAGCCAGGGCATGAGCAGCAGTGTACATCGGAGGCGAGACATTCAGCGTACCCGTGGTCGTCGAGGAGATGTTCAGGTCAGCCGTAACTACGAACTGCTGGAGTGAACCAGTAGAAACGCGAGTCTGCGGATTAACCGAATACACACCAGAAATGGTGAATACGTCACCAATCTTGAACGTGGGCGAACCGGACGTAAAGCTAATGTCCAGAGTAGACTGACCTTGAGTCGACACCGTAGTCGCAACGATAGGAGCAGTCGGAGTAGTGCCGCGAGTATGGCTCGTAATCGACTGAGACATATTCACTTCGCTATAACCCAGAAC